AGCAGAAAGATTAGCAAAGTTTGTAGAAGTACCCATTAAATAATACTGAGGTGCATCTACACCATTACTTGCTATGACATAATTACCAAATTGAGTAAATGTCCAGAAGTCTGTATTACCACCAGTCAATGATCCTTTTCTTGAAGTAAAAGTTCCACCATCTAATTGGTATAAATCTGTATTCGTTGCAACAAAATTAAAAACATTGTTTGCTCCATCTCTAAATGATCCACCACCTCTACAATCTGCTCCAATGTTATTAGTAGAATAATTCACTAAGGAAGGAAATCTTTTATAAGAATTAAGAGCATAATAAACATTGGTAGCTACATTAGCTCCTGGATTATTATGTTTGGGTTGATCAGGTAGCCATTCTCCAAAAGAAACTTGCATACAATCTCCTAACTAGATGCTTTTCTGCGATAGAAAGATAAATCTGTTCCTACATCTGTTCTTTGAACTGTAGGTGCAGCACCATAAGAATCTGTTCTATCATTGTTCTCACATCTTTCTAAAGATGCTTGATACATTCCTAGCCAGCTTTGTTGTTGGTTAGGTTCGATACCGCCCAAGAAATTAGATGCATGGAAAAGACTACCATAAAGGTAAATAGCAGGATGGTTAGCAAGAATATAGTTAGAAGCATTTGAAGTAGATAGACTATTGAATGCTTTATAATATTGTAAGTATCCTGTGTAAGATGTATCAGGTGATGGAGCAAATTTAAAATATTCTGTACCATTATCTGATTCTAATGTATAAACTCTAGGTAATCCAGATGTAGATGATCCTTTTGTTTTATATAAATTAGCTGGAGATATATATTCTAAATGATATTTAGTACTTCCAGATAAAATATAAAATGATCTTGCAGCAATAAAACCTGTAGGAACAGTAACTGATTCTGCATTAATAGTTACAGTATCAATTTGTTCCATTTGTCTAATTCTTAATTTAGCATTGAAATCAGCTTCTGTTAATTTAATAAAATCATCAGATATTTCTGAAGTTAAATCAGATCTATTTAACCAATTAGCTATAGATGCTTTTAATTCTGTATAAGTTGATAGAGCCATTATTCAAATAATCCTTTAGTTGTAATTATCACTTCTCTTTTTTGTTTTGTTTTTTTATTTATTTGTCGAGATCTAAATGCCATATATTTTTTAGGAGCATTAGTATCGCTTTGAATTATATGTTCTAATGTATTAAATTTACTAAAAGTAGATGCTAAGTTTTTTTTATTTTTTGAAGGTTTATATCCTGTAAATGCAGATTTAATTTCAGATTGTAATTTTTTAGAAGGTTTTTTAGATAATAAAACGGTAGTATTATTTCCAAATGAATATGAATATCTACCATCTCCCATTAATTCAATATTTTTTTTTGCCATTATAAATTACCTGATGCAGTTCTAAAATATCTATATTCGTTACTATTTAATTTTTGTTTAAGAATTTTGCTTCTTTCACTTTTTGGTATTCCAAACCAATTATTGGAACCGTTATATTCTCTTGCCCAAATAGTTAATACTAATGTAGGAATAGAAGCTACACGTTTTAATTCTTTTGTTTTTGAATAACCATCATTGTGTGTGTAAAGTTTTTTATTCTTTTCAAGAATAGGATTTACATCTTGAGAGTTTTGGATTGTAATTTTTCCATCACTTTCAAAATAGTACTTAGTACCATCTAATTCTTTACCACGTAAAATACTCATTACTCAGATAAATCAGAAACGTATAAATTCACAGTTCCAATAACAGCTACTTTTTCACCAGCAGAAACTTTGAAGTATTCAATGTCGTCAGCAGGTAAATAAATTGTAGATGTAGTTGCAGTTGGATTAACTCCAAACTGAATGTGGCAAGCAGCGTCAGCTATTACTCTAACATATTCAACATTTGCACCAAATGCAGATGATTGAGCAGAAGTTCCAGATGAAGTTACTTTCTGAGTATTTATTGGTCGCATAGCAATATGCATATTTAATCTCCTAGTTAATTAAACAAAAGAGGGGGAATTAATCCCCCTCTCTCGTATTATATGATTAAGCAGTTGTGCAGTCAAACACTCCACCAGATGCAGCTTCATTTCTAGAGATTAGAGTAAGTTCAGTTAATAACTGTCTTTTCTCAGAATCACCAGTTTTTGAAAGCTCATGCATAGTGAAATCTCTTAAGAAACCGATTGACCAATAGTCCATATCTAGGACAAAGCAATCTCTATCTCTTGAGAATCTGTTTGGTACTACTTCCAAATCACCAAAGTCAGAAGAATACACATCGATAGAAGTGTATAAAGTCTTGTCTTCAGATGCATCAAATCTAGTTGATCCACCAGTAAAACCAGAAATCTTCTGTTTGTTAAATGGGCCTACCATGATGACAGATGGGTTTCCACCTTCATTCCAGCAACCTTTGATTACAGTTTTAAGGTTTGCTTCAGTAAGTGCCTCTTGAGGATCAGCGTCAGTTCTAGCATCAGATCCATCACCAGTTGGTGAAGCACCGTCAGTAGTTCCGCCTGTGCTGAACACATCATTAGTTTTAATCCAAGAGTTGATAGAACCAAATTTTCTAGCAGTACTAGCATTACCAGCAACTTTTGCTTGGTTAGCTAATAAAGTAGCTTCGATATCTCTCTTAAGCTCTTTAGATTTTTTTGCGATTTGGTAAGCAAGTTCACTTGCTCTACCTGCTTTGTCAACAGACTCTTGAGTACCTGTGATTACTACAGTCTTATCCATGATCTGAGTGTAGTTACCAAGTCTTGTTGTTGCTGACGAAGCGTCTAGTGTTGCATCGTCACCTTCGATTACTGCGTTAGAAGTAGAAGCAGCAGCTAAACTATCAGTTTGCCACTCATGCAAAGTATTTTTTACAGCTTCTCTAGCAGCTGAACTCATAAACGGAGTGTCAGTTGGAGAGATAGAGTAAATAACATCTTGCAAGTCTTCTCTAATACCAACAGCATCGTAAGTGTCGAATGTATTAGTTGGTTGTGCCATGTTTTTTTCTCCTTAAAGGTTATTTAGTTATCATACCTAAGATAGCAGAATGGGCATCTTCAAGACGACCAGATTTCTTCAACTTAGATATTTTGTTCCTTACTTCATTCCTCTTAGAGCCCTCAGTTTTGGCAACGCCAGATTTAATAATCTTAGGCGCGTTTGCAATTTTCTTTTGAACAATGGGTTTAGAATTTTTCAAACCCCTGTAAGACATTGCATCCTTAATTACCATTAGCATTCTATGATCTGCTAATGATGCTATTTCCTGATCATTAAATCCATAATTTTTTAAAGTAGATTTGACTCCACTTTTAAAAGTTTCAGACTTAACTGGATCAGCAAATTCAGGAATACGCTCCTGTGCTAATCTTCTTTGTTCAGCTAGATATGCATTATATTGTGCTTGTGCTGCTTGATTTGCTCTAGCTTTAGCTTGGTTAATCTTTTCTTGTTGCTGTCTAAGTTGAAAATCATACTTAGCAGCTTGAGCTGGATCTTCCTCATAAAGTTTCTGCAATTCAGCAGGGTCTAACTGTTGTCTGGTTAAAGATTCGGCACTTGCTATCGCCTCATTTAACTCTCTAAGTTTCATGTCGTATTGTTGACGCAAAACACTTTTTTCTTCCTCTACTTGTTTTTTCTCTAAAGAAAGAGAATGTGTCTTTTGTCTATAGTCGGAATCTCTAGAATAACCTGCTTTAAGCTCGTCAAGGGTAACCTCTAACTCTTGACCTTGTACTTTGACTCGGTGGAGATTTGGTTTCTCGACTTCTACTTCTGACGCAGTTTCTTCTGTTACTTCCTGATTCTCAGTAGCTTCGACATCTACTGGAGCTTCTTCAGACGGAGATTGGCTCTCTTGAGATGTAACCTGTTCATCTACAGGTTCTACTGATGGTTCTGCTGTAACTTCAGGTTCTGATTGTCCTTCATCCTGTTTTGGCTCTTTTGGAGCTTCAGGTTGAGGATTCAAAATCCCTAAAATTTTATCAGCAGCACCTGTAACTGTTTTATCAGTTATTGGCATTATATGCTCCTTTTGTTAACGCTTCTACTCTTTTGTAGTTTGGCGTGTTAAATTTTCTAGCTCAGATGCAGCTAGATTACCTGTTTCCATAACTGTAACAAGATGCCCTTTGATTTTGTCTAGCAAATTATATGCCATCCATAGCACTTGTCGTTGTTCATGGTCATTGTAACTCGTGTTAAAAATCTCTTTTTTATATTCTTCAAAGAGATATTCAAAACCTTCTTTTAAAAGAGGATCATTCAGTAGGCGTTTCGCCTGCTGACCCCGTTGCACTTGGTTGTCCAGATTGCTCATCTTTATTAAAAAACTCCTTTTGTCCTTCCATTATTTTTTTAAATATATCGCCAGATTGTCTGACTTGTTGTTGTTCTATCATAGATCTATTCTTAATAGCAAGTTCGTCAATCTTAGTATTATATTTAAGTTCCATATCTTTAACTTGTAATTCGAAGTCTAGTAGTTTTTCTCTCATCTTAGCTTCAAGTTTTTTGATCTCTATTTGAGATTGTAATACAGCTCTTTCGTTTTCACCTTGTACTTGAGCCAATGAAACTTTTTCAAATTCAGTAGGTGGTTTAGGTGGAAGTTGTGGCATTTGTGCTTGACCAACATCTGGATCCATAAAGTATGGTTCAACATTTCCAAGTCCTGCATTCTCTACTAATTTACGTAAAGTGTGATAAATATTTTTAATATTAACAACTGGGCCAAATACGTTTTGTTGTAAGTTAATAGCTTGTAGTTGTCTTTCTAAAATAGAATTTAATAAAATTAACTGTTGTTCTTTTGATCCTGTACCCAATCCAACAGCTACAGTTACATTCATACGATTTCTCCATTCGTATGGACGCATTGGTACAAACTTTCCTCTAATACGAATTATTTTTTCTTTTTGCTGATACTTGCAAATTAGTTCAAATATTTTTTTAGCTAAATCTTTCACACCTGTTTCTGCAAAAACTCTAGCTACTAATTCCATTCTCATTTGAGATTGAGTTAATATTTGGTTAATACCTGTAGCAGTTTTAGTATTAATAGTATCAGGCATTAAACCTTGAGATTGTCTAGTTTGACCTGTTCTTTGTTCTTTAACAGCATCTAAATAATTTAACATTCCAGAAGCTTGATCTGTAATTGGTTGTGCTTGCAATGGCATGATAACATTTTGAGGTGGTTGTTTAGTTCTAACAATACCACCAGGTCTATTAGTTAATAGATCATCCATTGCTACTTGACCATCTTGAATAGCTACACGATTATTATTAGTTAGATACATATTGTCTAACATTTGACGCATAACAGTAGATTTAATTAATTGTATATCTTCTACTAATTCAGAAATAGATCTTCCATAAAATCTATGTGGCATTAGTATTGGTGTAACAGAAACAAATGGCATTGAATCAATTTCTTCAATACCTAAAACTTTGTAAGCAGCATCTCCAGCTATACAAGCTTTAATTAATTCTGCTTTACCATCTCCGTTAATATCTATTCTTGCATAACATTCGTGAATTAAAACATCATCTGTTGTTTCATCTCCTCTATCTTGAGGTGCAGAATAATCTGTATCTTGAAATCTAATATGTCTATCTTCAGAATAATAATTAGTATCTCCAATAGGAAGATTCATAACTACATCTGGATCATAACCCATTTCAATTAATTGGGTTCTGCTCATGTTAGTTCTATGAGCTATAAAATTTGCATCTTCAATAGACTTAGCTCTACGTTCAATTAAAAATTCTTCAGGTGGTACAGGTTCAATTTTTACTTTTCCATATTTAGTTGTTTTGTGTAACACACAATCATGATATTTAATTATATCTAAAACATTTCCTTCATCATCTTTTATTTCTTCTTCGTACTCGTTATGTTCTGATACACTAATTTCATCATCATTAACTAAATCTGTAAATTCATCATCTGTTAATTTTTGATATTCTTCTCTAGTTGTCTTTTCAGATTCATCCCAGAATACTTTTAAGATTCCATTCTTTTGGATAAGTGCATCTTTGAATGCAGTATATAAACTTACAAATCCATCATTCTCTTTGTAAAAAATATAATTTAAATAATCGGTAGCTTGTTTGGCAAGTTCTTCATCTTCTGCACCAACAGGTTCGCATTCGAACACATTGTCGCTTGCAGTAAAGATTCTCATTAAAGAAGGCATTAAAGCTTCAACAGTATCTGAAACGTCTGTAGAGATAACTTGAGATCTACCTTCTTGTTCATTACCAAAAGGTTTACCAAGATAGTATTCTAATGATCGTTTTCTTCTACTGACAATTTCACCACCAATGTAACCTGATGATGCTCTAATTTCTCTATTTAATATGGATAAAATTTCTTGTTCTGTTTTTTCTTTTTTCATACTATAAATTT